TATCCGTAAAGCTTTTCCTTTGAGGATATATTAGTATCTAACATAGGAGAATTTGCCGCAATGGAAACATCAATTCCTTTGGCCATGCATTTAGCCAGCCAAAATTCACAACAACCTCTTCCTAGTTCTCCAAAATAAATATTAGTGCTATAACTAAAGTCAGCGCCATACATACTGATTTTGCCTACTTCATTAAAAGCCGCAAAGGCAATAGCATAGGCAATCGTATTGTTCAAATAGCCACAACCTGTCTTTTCTACCACCTCGTCCAAAGGGAACATTTCAATGGCTGGAACCCTATTGTCAAGTTCACAAGAATATATCGGGATTTCTAACCTTGGAAGCGTTTTTCTCATTACCTGGGTTTGTGGCCCAGCGTCAAATGTGTCAAAGAAACGTGAAGCCGGGTCCATCATAAACACGCGATCACATTTAACAACCGCACACATGGAATTAATCGCCCAGACCTCGTCGTATTCCTTGCTGTGGCTAATCGACATGTGATAATCGAGCTGGCTTTTACCCATCGCAACAATAGCAATATTTTTGCCTTTCAGTTCTTTAATCATCGCACTGCCCTGGTTTTGTCATAACGCATTTCTTCTTTGGTGTTTTTGCCCTCTGCCCAAACCTTAAGTTGCATCATTTCTTTGTCATAATTTTGTTTATAAGTACCAATTTCTGTTTGCTCCAACTTCATAAACAAGGCGGCTTGTAACAAAGAGCCTGCTAACAAAACATTGGGCGCGTTGGTTGATAAATAAGTAGTGCCGTCGGAAGCGCCGGCAGTTAAAGATGTTGGCCTATAAAAATAATGCAATTCAAAAGTATAATTGTCATCGGGAGTGGGGGCTAAGATAAACGTATCATCATCAAACTCCCCGTAATATACAGGAGCACCCGTGGTTGAAGAGTTGGGTGTATAGTCTCTAATAAAAGACGGGTGTTTTAATAACAAATAAGTGTAAACACTGGAGTTAATTACCGCCAGGCTAAACGGCGCTAAAAAATCGCTGGGCATTGATAAATAAGCGTTTCCGGAAGCCGCTGTTCCCGTCACGTTTTTTCTAAAATAGTTAAGTTCAACATTTTTTAAAATGTCTTCTTCGGTTACTTTTATAAAATTATCCAAGTTATTGGTAAATGTCGTTTCGTCATTTTCCATGTAATCCTGGACAGCTGTCTTTAATGTCGCATAAGTAAAAGCCATTATGAGCCTCCTGCTGTTATAGTACCAATTTCTCCGGTTGCTTCAAGACCCTCAAATTCACTACCAATAGGATCATCGGTAGTGGTCATGCCACCGGTGCCTAAATAAACCCCTTTAGAATCAAACTCTGAAATCTTGTTGGTAGTAACTACCCCCAAACCTGCCGTTTGAGTAACAGTATCCGGTCTTGGGTCATAAAGAGCTTGTGGATCAGCAACATGAGGTAGTGGATCAAGCAGTGCGCTTTTAGGTTCAAAACATTCCGGGCATGTTTTTAAATTATTCCATTCCTTGTGTAATTCACTTAACAGATATTTAAAACCGCATCGGTCACAAATTCCGTATGCATATTTGCCGGCAGCATAAGTCATCCCTAGTAACCATAGGAGCGCATGTTTGGTTTTACCATCAATGATGCGCGACTTTCATCTTGAGCCAATGCTCTAGCAAACTCCTCTTCATACATTCCTTTTAAAATTTGTATTCTGTCTGGAGCACGCTTTTGAGAAATATAATAAGCTAACCCCGCAACCAAACAAGGATAAAATCGAAAAGGAACCTGGACATCATTAACAGAAGTATCAGCGTCTTCTATCCTTAAAATCTGATTCATTTTAATAATATCGGTGCTGTTCTCTGGCGCTGGCCAAACATATATTTTAGGCGTTTCCTGTTTGTCTAAAAAGTATTGAGTAGGTCTGGCTTTATTGGCTTTGCTTGGAATGTTCCAATACTCAGAACGCCCTATCTGACTCATTTGATAATCCGTAACCACACTGTTTTTAGTGCGTCTAAGAACCACATCCAAAACATCCACTACATAAGCATTTAAACTATAAGACTCGGTGCCTTCAGTTAATGTTTGACTAACATTGCTAATGGTCCATTGGTTTAGACCTCTGTTTGCCCAATCTGCAAAAAGAATATTTAACGAACGGCGGGCTGTTCTTGCGTCATAAGCAGTACGCATTTCCAGCCCACATCGTTCGTAGGCCTCTTCGATCCATTCAGCGACATTAGGCTGAAAGTCTCTTGATCCAGAAGTAGCCATTCTTATTAGTAGTTCTTAATGAACTCACACCAAACGGTGTATTCGTTCCCGGCATCAGATGTTGACGGAATAACCAAAAGAACATCGCCTGAATAACCAGATGCTGCTGTGTTTGTTAAACCCCCAAAATCACTAAAATCAAACGAATTGTCGTAAGACAATGTTAAAAAAGTAACGTCAGTGGTTGCATCCCAATCAAGGGAGGCCGGAGCATCTGGAGAGCCGCTGCATGTGTACCATATCTTGTTTAAAGTAACGGTTGAGCAGGCGGTTCCATCTGGAGCAGCATTTAGTGCAGAAACATCAACTAAGGTTGTGCTGCTTGCACTGCCGTCTGAATAAACAGAACAATAAACAATAAGCTTCTTTTCTCCATCAAACTGATTAGTGGGACCTGTGACTGAATTAGCCATAATTTACCCCCTATTAAGCGTCAGCAAATGGAGTTACTAAAGTTCCTGAACCAAGTAGCTGTGCCGCAACGTGATATTTAGCGCTAGCTATTGCAGTAACTACTACAATGCTTCCTGCTAAACCGCCTTTAGTTGATCCGTTTTGTGTAATAACATCATTGGATGAGCCAGAAATAAAAGTTTTACCTGCTGCGCTGTCATCAATACCAGTGTAAGCACCACCGACAAATTTGTCAGTGCCGTCTGTTACGATGTCCATGTCTGTTGCTGCCGTGACAACAACAAAAGTGAATTGAGCGCCTAAATTACATAATTGTCCTGGGTCGCCCTTATCAGCAGGTTCTGTTACAACAATGCTGGGAAGTGTGAACACTCCGTCTGCATCATTACATAATAGCGTTCTGCCAGCATGGGCTGCCACTGTGATGGTTGTGTTTGCCGTTAAACTAACGGTTGCTTTGTATCCTGCATTAATAAAACCAGCGAGTGATCTTACAGGACCTGCAAAAGTTGATTGTGCCATAATTTTTTCCTCCGAAAAAATAAGTCCTACCGTCTTGGCATTGTCTGCTAGGTCAGTCTGTAGGACAAGTTTACCCTAGAAAAGTGTGCCGGGTTGAGTAAGAAACCCCCGGCGAGGTTCCATTTACTGGTTCTTAAGCGCCTTGCGAGCCATATATGCCACGAGGATTACTCCAACCAAAGCTGTAACGCTCTCTAGCCTTAAAGCGAACATTTCCGGTGTCAAAATCACCTTCCATGTTAGTGCTTATAGGCGTACGCACGAAGTGCTTCATTCCGTCTGGACAATCTGTTAACAAAAACCATGCATCTGTATCAGTTAGGAAATGGTTGACGGCATAGCCCTCAGGAATCATTCCCATATTTTTCATTGCATTGATATCGTTATCAGCTGTTCCAACACGACCTGGAGTTTCGAGCAAGCGGTCTGCTATGAATTGAAGTTGTGGTGGCACAATTAGCTTTGTGCCTTGAAGAGCTAGGGTTAGATTACGATCATCAACAAGAGTTGAGATTGTAATTAAACCGTCTTCAAGTGCAGTTTCGTTCAGATCAACTTGGGTACTAGGTGTGTTTGAATAAGTACCGCCACCCGCTAGGGTATGCGCACTGTTCACTAGAGACAGTCCGTCTCCACCTGTGTAACTAGAGCTAAATGCATTATTCAAAACATTAGCAGCCTTAACCTGCTTAGTGTGAGCCATAGATCGCGCAAGCGCTTTCGTATAACGTGCACCAAGTCGGTCGTAGAGGTTATCCTCTACAGCTTCTTCTGTTAATGCAAATGCAAGTGCAATAGTTTCATGGGTATAGCGAGCAGTAAAGCCTTCATAGGCTGTATCAAACTCAACACCATCACCCTCACGTTTCACGGGAGCATTTCCGAATCCTGCAATAAGAACTTCTTCTTCAAAAGCTCTGTCTGAATTTTCAGACTCGAAAATTTCCTCGTGTTCATTCTCATAACGAGAATACTCCATGCCGAAAAGGGCGTTTAAACCAGGTTCTAGTTCTTTAGTGAGCTGTGCTCTTGAAATAGCCATTAGTTATATCTCCCTTATGCTAGACCAACTTGAGCTTGTCTATACAGA